GTCGGCTGCCCCGCTTGCAGCTGCACCATATCCCCCCATTGCTTCCTTCGCATTTACTAGCCCCTGCGTTGCTCCTACACTATCTTGCAATGTCTTACCAAATAAAGAACTCGTAAAGGAAGCTATGTAAGATGATATTGTTGCCAATGCACTCATAAGTGCGTTAATGGCTGGTAGAATCGCTTGATATATTGGCATGAAAGCAACCATAAGATTTGATTTTATTTGATTTAAACTATTAGCAAACTGCTCGTTTGTCTTTAATGAAGACATAAGACCTTGCCCTAGCGAGCGTAACCCCTTGGAAATTACATTGAAGATAAAAACACGCTTTGCGATATTCATTAACGACTTTGTAAATTTACTACCGAAATTGCCTGCGTCATTACCTGAGCCTTTCAATTTACTTCCTAAGTTTTTTACTGCAGACCCTACTTTGCCAAACATTGAGGGTATTTTTTTCATGTGAGACATCATCGAACCGAATTTTCCTAAAAGTCCTTTTATCCCACTTCCAACTTTATCAAAAGCATTTTTAAGTTTCTCTTGCATCATTGCTGTTTTTTCAGTTTGTGAAGATAGTTTATTTTTTTGTGCTGCTAGAGTACTGTACCTTGACATCAGTTTGGCGATAGCACTTTCTTCCTTTGTTATACTTCCTTGAATGTTATGATTTTTTATTCTGCTCGCTGAATCCTTTTTTTCTTCCAATTCAACATACTTCGCTCCCAATTTATCTACGGAACCAGTAAGCTTTATTATCTGTGCCTCTTCTTTAAGGATTTTATCTCCTAATGCTTCTTTTTTGGCTGGGATAAAGGCTTGTTCATAACTCTGTTTCAATTCTACTAGCTTAGTCTTGTGATTTTCTATCTGCCCTTCTAAATTCTTAGTTGTAGCAAGAATATTGTTCATTTGTTGTACCATATTGCTGACATCTATTGGATTCGCATACGCATTCTTTAATTCTTCTATTTTACCTTTGTGTTGTACTATACTAGCTTCTATTGATTGCATCGCACTCTCTATCGCTTGCTTTTGTCGTTCAATGCTAGAAGTATCTATATTTATCGGAGAACCCCTTGTATTATTAGAAATTGCTTTACTGTCAGATGTCTCACCTGTATCAGGTGTCCTTTTCTTAACAACATCTTCCGCACTGGCCATTCGCATTGAGTTCATTAGTTTAGTCATTAAGTTTAAACTTCTGCCTACCATCCCTGATATGTTCTGTTCCGCTGTCTTTGCTGCCGTTTTGAAACTAGATTCAACTGCAGTGGCAGTCTTTCTCATAGATGCTTGCATTCCTTTTTCTGTCGTGCTGCCAATCTTCTTAAAAGAATTTTGAACAGTTTTCTCCACTTCCTTTAATTCAGACTCTATTGTTTTATCTATTCCGCCTGCACTCTTTTTAGATACAGAATCCATAGATTTTTGTAAATTGTCTTGAAACTTCTTAAGCATAGAGGACAAGGTCTTTTCTATATCGCCATTTATCTCTAAATCAAGTGTAATGTGCCCTACACTATTACTCATATTCCCCCTCCTCTCCTTTATTGTAAAAAGTAGTGCCTGTTTCCAGGCACCACTCCCTAACTAAATGCTTTTGCAAATATATTCTTCAATTCTTCTACTTTTTCTTTTTTCTCTTCATCAGACATCCCTTCAATAGCTGAATGTCTGTTTCTCCATAAATTGCGAATACTGTGTTCCTCTTTTGAGAAATTTTTAAGCACATCTTTATCTTCCTCTGCTCTAATTCTGACAATATTACCTAAGGGAGTGTCTTGGAGAATTCCTGCCAATAAAACAGAAAATTCTCGCCACTCCATTACAGCTATATCTGCTTCTCGTAATGTATATTGCGTCATAAAGGAGGCAACTATCAAATCCCAATCTTCTTCTAAGCTGTACCAACTATTGCTTATCTCCCTTTTCCTCTTCTTGAAATCGGTTATCTTTCAATGTCTCCTCAAATTCCTCAAAAGGTGTGTCTGACATGGCAGCCATTACCGCATTTACGATAAGAGTATAAGCTGGAAGTGTATATTCTTGCTTCACCATATAATCATTTGCTTCTTTTCCTAGGACTAGAATAATTAATTTTTCCATTCTCTCCATGTTGTTCAACTTTTCATCTGATGCTATTGTTTCAGCCATCAATGCCGCCGCTGTACTTGTATTTACTTTGTACTCATGTGTATCATCCAATTTAATCACTGGTTTTTGATTAGCCCCTGCTAGTCTTTCAGCAATATTATACATTTTAGCCATTCTTCTATCCTCCTAAACTGACGGTGTGAAAGTTGGTCTTCCATCACCAGCCATTGTAAATTCCAACGGTGCTACATTGGTAGAGTCTCCTCCTCCTGGATTGGTTACATTGATTACGCAATCAAATACGAGTTTAGAGCCATCTGGAAACGCTACTTCTCCTTTTGTTGAGCAGTCAAGACCGTCTTTCCATGCGGTTTCAGCTACATAGTCATTACCAGCATCCCCTACACAACGCTTTCCTTTCATATCAAAACTAAATCCCTTTCCTGTCATTAACGCTCTTTTCCACCCCATTGTGGTCATTGGAGTCCATTCTTCCACATTTCCATCAATAGACAATCCAAATGTCTCTAAATCAGCGATTGCGACCATCTCTGCCGCTGTACTCGCTCTTCCTTTTGTTCCAATTTTAAAAACTAAATTATATACTGGAAATACTCCTGTATGTGCCATCTCTTATTCCTCCTGTTTTCTCTTAAAATAAATTATAAAGTTAATTGTAAATTCATAAATTCCTTTATCATCTGTTCCTATTCCTATTGGTTCAGATGTCCGAAAATCTATTTTTACTACTCTATTATCTCCAATTTCTATTTCTCTTCCAAATAACACCTTGAAGACTTCGTTCGCCTTTTCCTCTGCTACTGAATAACTTTTTCCCCAATGCACTAAGACCGAAACTGCTTTTGTATCATAAGTCTTGTATTTTATTCCGCCAATAGGGATAATTGGAGCGACACCATATGTTGGAAATACACCAATACAGCACTCCTTGTTATTATCTATCTTCCCCACATACCAATTCTCGCAATCCACTACGGACTTCAAATAATCTTTTACTTCTGCTAGCGTCACTTAATCACCCCTTTAGCATTTCTTTTTAACAATTCTTTAAAGGCATCCCTTACAAAAGCCTTTTTATCGCCATCTATATACATGTGCAGCCATAAACCTTGTGCATTTGAATTTAAATCTGTTCTAAAATTATATTGTGGATTCCAATACAATCTCCTCGCATAAGGGGTATCAAAACATACTTTTAAACGCTTCCCATCAACTACTTTTATAAACAAGCTATTTTCTAACTGGCTTGTATTTTTTGGCACAACGCCTGATATCTTGATGTCCGTTTTTAATGCTTCCCCCGTTTGCTCTAATGATATTTCTGTAGCTTTCACCATCTTCGCTATAGCTGCTTTATTGAGAACTATCTTTGTCTTAACATCTATCATCTCAATCGTAACTCCGTATAATTGACAGAGCCATCAGGGTTTCTTGCCTTAACTCCTTTAAAAACGGCTCGTTCTACTCCGAAAATAGTAGCAATACCTCCACTAATTATAGGTAATTCTTCGCATATATCGCCTGTAAGCAATGCTACTCCACTAAGTTGCACAAGTTTTTTATCGGCAGTAAAAACTGTTTTCGCACTGTCTTGATAATTGCATAATGTTTCAATCCCACAGGCTACTATCGGACTTCCGTCTTCTGTAAGACCCTCTTTATGTATTGTTATTTTAATTGGTGTCTTACAATCTCTTGGACGTACTAAACATGGATATTTCAACTTACCACCTCCTAATTGCTCTGCAGGTTAAGCCTGTCTGTTCTAATTGGCTATAAGTAGCTTTGTTCATTGCAATACCTTTGTCAGCATAGATATTCCAGCTTTGTCCAAAATTCATGGAAACGCTGTTTATACTATAACTTGATATCACCGACTCTATTAAATCAGCATTTTCATACTCAAAGTCTGCTTGTAAACATACTACTTCTTTCACAATATCTTGTTGAAATTCCGTTAGATTAGAAAAACCCTTGCCCACAATTCGATTGTAGGTAAGGGTATCTATGTGTCTACTTGCTTGCTTTAAGGCTTTTTCTATGCTTTCATTAGGTATTACTACCCCTTTGTAAATATCTTTGTAATATGTGCTATCTACATATGCTAGGTACATGATTAATCACCTGCTTTTGTTGTCGGCTCTGTTAAGACTTTCTTGAGTTCTTCATTTTCCTTTTTCAAGGCTTTCATCTCTTTGACATCTACCTTTTCTTCTAGCAAGGCTTTTAGTTCCTCTTTTAAGGCTTTTAACTCTGCCTCTTTTTCTGCTAGTTTTTCCAAATGCTCGGAGTACTTAATTTTCTTTAAAGAAGAATGCTCTACAATTTCCCCTTTATCGTTATAGATGTCAAATCCCTCTTTTAGATACTTTTCTTTTAATCTTTCATCTACCTGATAAACTTTATTCTCTTTTTTCGCTTTTAACATCACAGTTCCTCCTATGCTACCGTATTAATGATACAGCCTTGTTTCAACTCTTCATCTAATGCAAAAGTGCCGTTAAATCTTCTGTTTTGATACAAGTACTTATCAGTAGTTCTTGAATCATGCCCCGGTGTAAATACATTGATATATGAATATTTTACTCTTGATACTTGTGCCTCTGGGTCAATTAGAATATAGTTGATTTGCTTTCCGCTTGCATCCGCTCTGTATCCTTCTGTAAAGTCGTATGCTGTCTTAAATCTTTCGATTGGTACTGTAATAATTGCACCAATATCATCTAATGAATGTACTCTTCTATCAATGCCATGACTTCCACTGGTAACATCCATACTTCTTTGAATGCCCTCGGCATTTTTTAATTCTTTTCTATATGCTGCTGTACAATACAAAATACATCTTGACAATGGTACACCTGCATCCTCAAAGGCTTCGCAGTTATCATCGAAATCCGCTAAGATATTCGCTCTTGTAATTGGTGTTGTTCTGATAGTTGCCCCTACTCTTGATGCTTCTGAATATAACTTTGAGTAAGTATAGCAATCCAATTCAGGCATAGCTTGCTTTTTCTCAAATCTCGCTTGTACATTACCAATGGAAACGATTTGATTTGTTTCATCAACGTTCATTGGGTCGATGAAGAACTCTATGTTTCTATCGTGGTCTAATACTTTTGTTTCAAATTCATTGCCATAACTTCCAGCATTAAATCCTAATACATCTCTATCGTGGTCTTTATAACCACTCACTGTAATTCTTGGTAATTTGATTTCTTTCGCTCCTACAATTTGAATATCCTTATTGGATTCAAAAAGTCTATTTGATGTAAGGTCATGCCCGTACATTCCCAAAATTCTAGTGCTAAACTGTGTTACATATGATAATACTGCCATTCTTTAGTCCTCCTATTTTTTCACTCCAAATATATCATCTAACATTTGGTCGGTTACATTGCTTTGAGATTGTCCTCCTGCTCCTATCTGTTGGAATCCCTCCGCTGGTTTCTGTGTTATTGTTGGCTTTAACGCTGGTACATCTTCTAATACCTTTGTTAATGCTGTTTTAATCGCTTCTACATCCACTTTTCCGTCCACATCCACTGCACTGCTTAAATCAGCCATTTTCAACGCATAAGGCAGTGTTTTTGTTTCTATGCCTAGACCCAATGCCTCAATCGTTGCTTGTTTCTCTACTTCTGCCTGTCTTGCGGCCTGCTG